TACCAAACCCAATTGTAAAACAAGAAAAAACAACCGCATCACAAGGGGAGATTACCGCAGATTCAAACACTGAAAAAGGATATAAGAACTTTCATTATTTAATGAGACAATTACTTGTTATAAACAAACCATCTGGTGATTCACCAGAAACAAAACTTGAAAGTATAATTACAAATCAAAATAATACCTTCCAACAAATTTTAAGTGGATTTATAAATTATGACGTTTGTTTTAAGTTTGGAAACCCTTCAAATTTTGATAGAAGATTGTTTTATACTTTTTCAACAAGATATATTGAAGATCCTATAATATACGGACCTTATGATCAAGGAAATTTACCACCACAAGTTAGTTTATCACAATCAAAATTACAAAACCCAAAAACTTGGGAAGCCTTGGAATATTATGTTGGAAAATCATCAATACCAAAATTACAATATTCAAACAACGGGTCTTATATTACAGATTTTTTCATTGACCTTAACGTCCAATTTAATGAAAAAAATGTTCAAGATTTCGCCCCAATAATTAAAATATATGCAACTCAAAAATTACTTAAAAACAATTTAAATCTTAGTAGTTTTTACAATTTAATGGACACATACATTGACGACTCTAATAACTATGTGGGAAATGTTTTAAATACAATGTTACCAATGGTAAGAAAAGAATTACCAAACATTTTTATAAGTGAAGACGGGTCTCAAAATAGAGCTGATTTAGAGGCTGGTTTTACAGAACAAACAAGATCTGAATTGTGGGAAACGTTTAAGACTTTAAATGACACATGGATTGCCGGATTTGATTTCCAAAACAAAACTTTATTTGAGGATGTAATGTTGGTTGACAGAGCAAGTAGAAATGTCGGTGATAAAGTTTTGGTTGATATTTACGGAATTATTAAGCTGTTAGAAGACGGATCAACAGAAAAAAATAACGGAAGTAGTTCATATAAAAACACTTTGTTGGATATGGTTACAACCATTTTAATTGAAAACAACTTTCAACATTTTATGTTACCGGCATATGTTAATTTTTATAACGTACAAGACGCTCAAAAAAACCCAACACCAAGACCTGACGGAACAATGGAATTTGGTAATATGTTATTTGGGACTTTTTTAAATGTTGATTATAGACAAAGTTCCCCAAAATTTTTGTGTTACTATGTTAGTAAACCAAGTGAGCATTTGAATATGAATAATAATATTGATTATAGATTTAGAGATGATGCTTTTGATTTAAGAAGAGCTAGTGACAATCCGTTAATTGAAAATCAAGCAACTAAAATAGATTGGGACAAATCCAATAAAGTTGTTGGTTTTAATGTTGACCCAACAAAAGAAAATCAACAAATATTTAAATCATTTAGTGTTTCACAAGATCCGGGAAAACCAACAAGTGAGTCTTTACAGATTTTGGATCAAATGGCAAATGTGGATAAAAATAGAAGATCGTCAACACAAAGCGTTTCATTATTTAATTTATATAAAAATAGAAGTTATAATTGTTCTGTTGACATGATGGGTTGTGCTCTAATACAACCAATGATGTATTTTAATATTAGAAACATACCAATGTTTTCAGGGCCATATATGATTACAAAAGTAAGTCATGATGTTTCTGAAAATGGGTTTAGTACGGTTTTTGAAGGTGTAAGACAACCTTTTTATAGTTTACCAACCGTAGATAATTTCTTACAAACTTTAAATGTTAAAATTCTTTCACAATTACAAAGTAAGATACAAGAAAATGAATCAAAACAAAAAGAAAGTTCTGCGAATGTATTATTTCAGGCACAAAATACAATTGCTAATTTACAATCTGAAGACACTTTAACTAAAAATCAAGATTGTGCAAATCAATTAAATTCTAGATATAACAACTTTACTGGCGTGGATATTCCACAACCAACATCTGTTTCAGTGAAAACTTTCTTAAATGAATTAAGAAATATTTTAATAGAGTTAAAATATGATATGACAGGAAATACAACATATCAAACCGCAGCGGCGGCATTCACATTTGTTTTTGTTGATTCAGGAAATAATAATGGAACAGAAATAAGTGCTTACGAGAATAACTATAGCACGATAAACCTACAAGAAGTTTATGGGGACTCTTTCTTTGAATATATAAATAGGAAGTATTTCTGTGTTTCAAGAGGAACAGATAAAAACTTACCTATTGTTGCATTTAGATCTTTAAAAGATTTTATAAAGTTTGTTTTACTTAAAGTTGCAAATATACCAACATTTTTACAACAAGACTCAAATAAATTTCCATCAGATGATTTAGTACCATATAATTTAGCAAAACAATATGTTTTACATTATCCGATCAATCAAAATAATGATGTTTATACTAAAATTGAAGCCGATAATGGTCAAATTGAAAAATTAAACGCGGAATTTTTAAAAGCTTATCAAATTTTTGAATCTTTATGGTCTTAATATAATAATACAGATATTTATAATAAAAATTATATATGAATACAAAACTTATATTAGATAACTACTTGGGTAAAAACACAAGAGTTTCAGAGAAGGATAAAGGTAATGGTTACAAAGAAGTTTGTGATTTAGATACTGGAGACTGCTACACAGTAAGAATGAAAGATGGTTTGATTGAAAGAGTTGACAACACTAAAAATTCTTTTAAAAAAATCCAAGTAGAAACCAAGAATGGTATAAAAACATTATTAAACGGATAGTATGAAATTAGATGAAAAAATATTAGAAGAAATTGCAAGATATAGGTCAATCAACACTTATATCACAGAACAAGATGTTCCACCAGCACCTGAAGGTGATGTTCCCCCACCACCTGACGCAGGAGCAGCACCGGCACCTGATGCAGGAGCAGCACCTGATGCAGGAGCAGCACCTGCCCCTCCAGCAGCCCCTGAAGGACAACCTATTGATGTTGCGGCAGATCCTGATGTTGAAGAAGTTGGAGCGGAAGGAGAAGGAGAAACTGAAGAGTTAGATATTACTGACTTGGTTGATTCTCAAAAAACAATGGCAGACAAACAAGAAGAATATTTTGAAAATCTTTTTGGTCAAATTAAAAAAATGGAAGAAAAACTTTCTGAAATGGATAGTTTGGTTCAAAAACTAGATTCATTAGATTCTAAAGTTGAAAAATACAGACCAAAAACGGCACAAGAAAAACTACAATTAAGAAGTTTAGATTCAGGACCGTTCAAACAAAATTTGGCAGACTTCTTTAAAGACAAAGAAGATGAAATGGAAAAAACAGGAAAAAACGAATATGTTTTAACTCAAGACGAAGTTGAAAATTTTAGTCCATCAGAAATTGAAAAATCGTTTAACGAACCAATGGAAGATGAAGACGAAATTTTATTAAATAAATTTAATTATTAATTTAAAAGGTCACAATTAGTGGCCTTTTTTTTAAAAACTTATTTGACAATTACTTTTTACTACCTTATATTTTTTACACATAAACTTTTAAATTTTAATTACACATGGCGACAAATGTTTTAGACGCGGTTTTGGCTCAATATGAAAGTTCAAAACAAAGTGGTTCTTCTTCCACTTCAAAAATGTCACAAGAAGAAAGAATGAAAAAATATTTCGCAGCTCTATTGAAAGAGAACGAAAAACAAGGACAAAAACGTGTCCGAATCTTACCAACAACAGACGGATCTTCACCATTCAAAGAAGTGTGGTTCCACGAAGTTTTATTGGACGGAAAATGGCAAAAATTCTACGATCCAGGAAAAAATGATAATGAAAGATCGCCTTTGAATGAGGTATATGAAGAACTTATGTCAACAGGTCGTGATTCAGACAAAGAACTTGCAAAACAATATAAGGCTCGCAAATTCTATATTGTTAAAGTTATTGATCGTGATAACGAACAAGATGGTGTTAAATTTTGGAGATTTAAACACAATTACAAACAAGAAGGAATTTTAGATAAAATTATTCCTATTTGGAAAGCTAAAGGTGATGTTACCGATCCTGATAAAGGACGAGACTTAATTCTTGAATTAACAAAGGCAAAAACGCCAAAAGGAGCGACGTATACGGTTATTCAAACGGTTATGTATGATGACCCTTCATCAATCTCTGATGACACAGATCAAATGTCTGATTGGGTTGGTAATGAAATGACTTGGGAAGATGTATACTCTAAAAAACCTGTTGAATATTTGGAAGCAATTGCAAGAGGAGAAACTCCACGTTGGGATTCTGAAAAAGGTGGATATGTTTACTCTAACACCGAAACCGCAGAAGTTTCTATGGGAGGAAAATCAACACCTAAATCAATTAATGAAGTTGCTGACCCACAAGAAAACGATCAAGTTGATGAAGAATTACCATTCTAAATTTAACTAAAAAAACCCTAAGTATTATCTAAACACCGATTTACAATGTCGGTGTTTTTTTTTATATTATAAATAAATAGAATATTATGGCAATTAAAAAAAATGATTTTAGTTCATTAAAAAAGAAATTTTCCACATCAGCAAAATATAAACCACAAAGATTTTTTGATTTGGGTCAACCATTTTTGGATGCGGTAGGACTTCCAGGTCCGGCCATGGGACATATTAATATGTTCTTGGGTCACTCAGATACGGGAAAAACAACAGCGCTTGTTAAAACTGCGGTTGATGCTCAAAAGAAAGGTATTCTTCCTGTGTTTATCATTACAGAACAAAAATGGAGTTTTGAACACGCCAAACTTATGGGTTTTGAATGTGAAGAAGTTGTTGACACCGAAACAGGAGAATTAGAGTGGGATGGTTTTTACATCTTTAATAATAATTTTGATTACATTGAACAAATTACAGCTTATATTAATGAATTATTGGATGCTCAAGAAAAGGGTGAATTAGATTACTCACTTTGTATAATGTGGGATTCAGTTGGATCAGTTCCATGTAAAATGACTTATGAGGGCCGAGGTGGAAAACAACACAATGCAGCTGCATTAGCCGACAAAATTGGCATGGGTATTAATCAAAGAATTTCAGGGTCTCGTAAATCAGATTCTAAATATGAGAATACCCTTATTATCGTAAACCAGCCTTGGGTTGAATTACCTGACAATCCATTTGGTCAACCTAAAATTAAAGCAAAGGGTGGTGAGGCAATTTGGTTAAACTCATCATTGGTATTCTTATTTGGTAATCAAAAAGGTGCGGGAACAACAAAGATTACCGCAACAAAAGACAAAAGAACGGTAAAGTTTGCGTCAAGAACAAAAGTATCGGTTATGAAAAATCACATCAATGGGCTTGGTTTTGAAGATGGGAAAATAATTGTAACACCACACGGTTTTTTACCTGGTAAGGAATCGTCTGAAGAAAAAGCATCAATAGAACAATACAAGAAAGATTATGCCGAGTATTGGAAAGAAATAATTGGAGTTGATGGTGACTTTGATTTGAAGGCGGAGAGAGAAGAATCAGAGTAAGAATCTTGTAATTATTTAAAATGACTAAAACGTTATTGGTTGACGGAAACAACCTATTAAAAATCGGATTTCACGGAGTAAGAGATTTCTTTAATAAAGGAGAACACGTTGGAGGTATTTGGCACTTTTTAAATACCCTAAGACGTTTCCTTGAAGAAAATAACTATAACAAAGTTGTTGTATTTTGGGATGGAGAAACAAGCTCATCACAAAGAAGGTTATTATACCCAAAGTACAAATTGAACCGTAAATCCAACAATCCAAAAAATGATTTTAAAGAAGAATCATTTTTAAATCAAAAACAAAGGGTTAAACAATACCTTGAAGAAATGTTTGTAAGACAATTGGACGTTGAGAATTCAGAAGCCGATGATTTAATTGCTTACTATTGTCAGATTTCTGATGATGAAGATAAAACAATATTTTCTTCAGATAGAGACCTTACACAACTTATATCTGAAAAGGTAACGATCTATTCACCTAATACCAAGAAGTATTATAAGAATGGGGATATGATCAAAATTGACCAATTAGAGATCCCCCATTATAATGTTAAAACCTATAAAATATTAACTGGTGATAGTTCAGATAATATTGATGGTATTTTTTATCTTGGTGAAAAAACTTTTATTAAATTATTTCCTGAAATACTTGAAAAGGAAATTAGTCTTACTGATATTTTAACAAAAGGTGAGGAATTATTAAAAGAACAAAAAGAAAATGTTGCGTTAAAAAACCTTTTAAGTGGAAAAACCAAAGAGGGAATATTTGGAGATGAGTTTTTTGTAATAAACGAAAAATTAGTTGACTTATCAAAGCCTTTGATTTCCGACGAAGGAAAAGAATTAGTTCAATCGTATTACTCCGAGTCATTGGATCCTGACGGAAGGGGGCACAGGAACTTAATTCGTATGATGATGAACGACGGATTCTTTAAATACTTACCAAAGGGTGACGACGCTTGGGTGAATTTTTTAAAACCATTTTTAAAGCTATCTAGAAAAGAAAAAAGTAATTTTAGAAACAAAAAGTAGAAACAAAAAAAACTATGAAAGAACAAGAAATAACAAAAGTGGAATTTTTGTTAACATGCAATGAAAACATTGTTGTCCAAAGATTTTTTAATGTTAGAGGATTTAACAAACATGCTCACAAGTCAGAAAATTTTTATGATCATATAAATTCAATATGTAATGAATTACAATATGATTTAAAGATGAGATCTGTAACTTATTTATTGAGCAATCAGTATGAGATTTTTGATAATCCGGATATCTTAAACACATCAATTACTGATGGACCGGAAAAATTTAATTTAATTATTAAGGTTGGAGACCTGACAATTTGTCATAGGCAGTTTGACGCGAAAGTATACCCCCCAAAGGTAAGATACACCGTAGACCTACGCCCAAAGTTAAAAACGATCATGTCGGGTCTAACTGACATTTTTTCAGGTAAAAATTTTAATTATTTTTATCCCGAACTTATTAAAAATTAATAGTATTTATCATACGAAAGGAGAAACAAGACAATGGCAACGAGTAAAAATTTTGAGTATTTAGGAAATACATTTCAATTACAACTTTTAAATCAGATTATAGTAGATAAGGATTTTTCACATTCTATTATTGATGTAATTGAAAACAACTATTTTGAAAACAAATACTTCAAAATCATAATTCAAATGATTAGGGAATATTATATCAAATATGATCATACACCATCATTTGAGACTCTTGAACAAATAACAAAATCAGAGTTACAACAAGAACTGGCATCAAAAATTGTGATGGACACAATTAAGAAAATTAAGGACGCACCTATTGATGGCGTTGGTTTTGTTCAAGAAAAGGCTTTAAAATTCTGTAAACAACAAGAGCTTCAAAAGGTAATGGGTAAGGCTCAGAAAATAATTGACGGAGGTGAGTTTGAAAATTACGACACATTAGAAGAGTTGGTTAAAACCGCACTTCAAGTTGGTGCAAAAGACACATCAATGACTGATATATTTTCAAACATTGATCAGGTATTAGAAGAAGACTATAGACACCCAATCCCTATGGGAATCCCTGGTATTGACCGACTACTTAAAGGTGGTTTGGCGAAAGGTGAGATTGGTGTAATTTTGGCACCAACTGGTGTGGGTAAATCAACAATTCTAACAAAGATTGCAAATCACGCATTTAATCTTGGATTTAATGTCCTTCAAGTGTTTTTTGAAGATAACCCAAAGGTAATTCAAAGAAAACATTACACATTATTTACAAAGGTTCATCCTGACGATTTGTCAGAGAAAAAAGATTATGTTATGAAACGAGTTAGGGAAATTGAAGAGTCTATGCCAAACAAGTTGATAATGAAAAAATTGGCTTCTGATACGATGACTATGTTACAAATCAAAAATCAAATTAGAAAAATGGTTTCTGATGGGATAAAAATAGACATGGTAGTTTTAGATTATATTGATTGTGTTGTTCCAGACAAAAACTTGGGTGATGAATGGAAAAGCGAAGGATCGGTTATGAGAGCATTTGAGGCGATGTGTCATGAAATGGATCTTGTTGGTTGGACGGCGACACAAGGAAATAGAGCTTCAATTTCATCAGAAGTTGTAACAACAGATCAAATGGGAGGGTCAATTAAAAAGGCACAAGTTGGACACGTAATTATATCTGTGGCCAAAACATTACAACAAAAAGAATTGAAACTGGCAACAATTGCAATTACAAAATCAAGAATTGGTGATGACGGGATTGTGTTTGAAAATTGTAAATTTGATAATGCAATGTTAGATATTGACACAGAAAGCTCTATGACATTCTTAGGGATTGAAGAACAAAAAGAAGAAAGACAAAGACAAAGAGTTAGGGAGTTACTTGAAAAAAGAAAAGAAAAAGAGTCACAAAAGCCACAATCTTTTGTAAATAATTAAATCATAATTTTAAAATTAAAAAAAAATGGATATTTCACAAAAAATATTAAGCAACATTACGGTGTATATGAAATACGCAAAATTCATTCCCGAATTAAATAGAAGAGAAACTTGGGAAGAATTGGTGACAAGAAATAAAGAAATGCACCAAAAAAAATACCCACAAATTAAAGAAGAAATTGAAAACGTTTATCAAATGGTATATGATAAAAAAATTCTTCCATCAATGAGGTCTTTACAATTTGGCGGAAAACCAATTGAAATTTCACCAAACAGGGTTTATAATTGTGCATATTTGCCAATTGATCACCAAGATGCGTTTTCTGAAACTATGTTTTTACTTTTAGGAGGAACAGGAGTTGGGTTTTCAGTTCAAAAACACCACGTTGATAAATTACCTGAAATTAAAAAACCAAACCCAAATAGAACAAGAAGATATTTGATCGGTGATTCTATTGAAGGATGGGCGGACGCAATTAAAGTATTGGTTGAATCTTATTTTGGAATAAAATCATCAACACCAATTTTTGATTTTTCAGACATTCGTCAAAAAGGAGCGTTGTTGGTTACATCAGGAGGAAAGGCACCTGGCCCACAACCACTTAAAGATTGTATTCACAACATTACAAAAGTATTTGAATCTAAAAACGATCGCGAAAAATTAACACCAATTGAAACTCACGATATCGTTTGTCATATCGCAGACGCAGTTCTTGCTGGTGGAATTAGAAGGGCCGCTTTAATTTCGTTATTCTCTGCGGATGATGAAGAAATGATTTCTTGTAAGTCAGGAAATTGGTGGGAACAAAATCCACAAAGAGGAAGAGCAAACAATTCGGCGGTACTTCTTCGTCACAAAATAACCAAAGAATATTTTATGGGTCTTTGGAAAAGAATTGAATTGTCAGGAGCAGGAGAACCCGGAATTTATTTATCAAACGATAAAGATTGGGGAACAAATCCTTGTTGTGAGATCGGACTTCGTCCTTATCAGTTCTGTAATTTATGTGAGGTAAATGCTTCTGATATTGAATCACAAGAAGATTTTGAACAACGAGTAAAAGGGGCTGCGTTCATTGGGACACTTCAAGCGGGATATACTGATTTCCATTACCTTCGCGATGTATGGAAAAGAACCACAGAAAAAGATGCTCTTATTGGTGTTGGAATGACGGGTATTGGATCAGGAGTTGTTTTAGGTTATGATATGGAAGCAGCTGCACAATCTGTTAAAGATGAAAACGAAAGAGTTGCAAATCTTATTGGAATCAATGCGGCAGCAAGAACAACAACCGTTAAACCATCAGGAACATCATCTTTAGTTTTGGGAACCTCATCAGGAATTCACGCTTGGCATAATGATTATTATTTAAGAAGAATTCGTGTTGGAAAAAATGAGGCAATTTATTCTTATCTTGCAATCAATCACCCCGAACTTGTTGAAGATGAGTTCTTTCGTCCACACGATACCGCAGTAATTACAATTCCACAAAAAGCACCTGAAGGGTCAATCTTGAGATATGAGTCAGTGTTTGAAATGTTAGAAAGAGTTAAAAAAGTTTCAAAAGAGTGGGTTAGATCTGGTCACAGAACAGGACAAAATACACATAATGTTTCGGCTACAATTTCAGTTAAAGAAGATGAGTGGGAACAAGTTGGTGATTGGATGTGGAAAAATAGAAAATTTTACAATGGACTTTCAGTATTACCATACAACGGAGGAACTTATACCCAAGCACCTTTTGAAGATTGTATACAAGAAGATTTTGAAAGATTAGTTAAGACATTAACAAATGTTGACTTAACTAAAGTCATTGAATTACAAGATAATACAAATCTTAGTGGTGAAGTTGCTTGTGGAGCGTCTGGATGTGAAATAGTATAAGTTATGGCAATAAACGCATCAAACGATTGGATACAACAGTTATATGTTCAGGAGACTACAAAAATGTCACCTAAACCTGATTTTTATACAGACGATAATGGTAGAATCGTAATGACTGAAGAATACCATATTAAACGAGGAAGTTGTTGCGGATCACATTGTAAACATTGTCCTTACGAACCTATTTACCAAAAGGGAACTAAAAATTTACAAAAATCACTACTTCGGTAGTGATTTTTTTTTACTTAAAAAAACGATAACTTATATTTATAAGTGATATGGCAAATGGTATTACTTATGGAATTTCTTTTCCTTTTGTTGACTCTTTCACTGGACGTTATTTGGATGTGACAAATTCTACTGAGGGTGAGATTAGGGCAAATCTTGTTCATCTTTTATTAACAAGAAAAGGATCAAGGTATTTTTTACCTGATTTTGGAACTCGTCTTTATGAATACATATTTGAACCTTTAGACGGACCAACATTTTCTGACATTGAGGCCGAGATAAGAAGTACAATTGGAACATATATGCCAAATTTACAAGTAACAAACATTACTGTTGAACCGGCATCTGCGGGTTTAGAAGATAAAGGTTATACCGTGAATAGAGATGGAGAAAGGGAGTTTAAAGTTACAAATATCGCAACTTTAGAACACACCGCAAAAATCAAAATAGATTATCGTATAACAGATTCGGCTTTTGAATCTCAAGATTTTATCATTATCAATATTTAATATTATATATGGCAGAGAAAAAAATATCATACACGGTTAGAGACTTTCAAGGAGTAAGAACTGAATTAATTAATTTTACAAGAACTTATTATCCTGATTTGGTTCAAAACTTTAATGATGCAGGTATTTTTTCTGTGATGTTGGATTTAAATGCTGCGGTTACCGATAATTTAAATTATCAAATAGATAGAAGTATACAAGAAACCGTATTACAATTTGCTCAACAAAAAAATTCGGTATACAATATTGCAAGAACATACGGATTAAAAGTTCCCGGACAAAGACCATCGGTTGCTTTAATTGACTTTTCAATTACGGTTCCGGCTTTTGGTGATAGAGAAGATTTAAGATATTGTGGTGTATTAAGAAGAGGATCACAAGTTAATGGTGGAGGACAACCATTTGAAACGGTATATGATATTGACTTTGCGTCACCAATCAATGCTGAAGGATCGCCAAATAGAGTTAAAATACCAAACTTTGATAGTAGTGGTAAATTATTAAATTATACCATTGTTAAAAGAGAAGTTGTTGTTAATGGTATTACAAAAGTATATAAAAGAGTTATTACACCAAATGATTCAAAACCTTATTTAGAATTATTTTTACCTGAAAAAAATGTTTTAGGTATTACAAGTGTTTTATTAAAACAAGGAACACAATATTCAACGATACCTAACCCACAAGATTTTTTAACTTTGGGTCCCGAAAGATGGTTTGAGGTGGACGCTTTGGTTCAAGATAGGGTATTTGTTGAAGACCCAACAAAAGTTTCGGATCAGCCAGGTATTAAAGTTGGAACTTATATTACCACATCAAACAAATTTATTTCTGAATATACACCACAAGGGTTTTGTAAAACGACTTTTGGTGGTGGAAACATTTCAGCAGACGAACAATTAAGACAATTTGCTATTGACGGAAAAGGATTTGATTTAAGTAGATATACAAATAATTATGCTTTGGGCGCTGCTTTACCACCAAACACAACTTTGTTCGTTCAATATAGAATTGGTGGTGGTTTATCAAGTAATTTGGGAATTAACACCATAAATCAAATTGGAACGGTTTCTTTTGCTGTTAACGGTCCTTCACAAAGTGTGAATAATAGTGTTATCAATAGTTTACAATGTAATAATGTAACCGCAGCAATTGGAGGAGCGAATCCACCAACAACGGAAGATGTTAGAAATTTGGTCGCGTTTAACTTTGCGGCACAGAATAGAGCGGTAACCGTAAATGATTATAATTCACTTATTAGAACGATGCCTTCTCAATTTGGGGCACCAGCAAAAGTTGCGATTACAGAAGAAAATAATAAGATAAGAATTAAAATGTTGTCTTATGACTCTAGTGGAACATTAACAAATGTTGTATCAAATACCTTAAAACAAAATGTTGCCAATTATTTATCTAATTATAGAATGATAAATGATTATATATCTATTGAAGCTGCAGAAACGATTGACTTATCTGTTACTGTGGATGTTGTATTAGATAATAGCCAAAATCAAGGGGCAATCATTTCAAAAACAATTCAAATTATTACCGACTTCTTTAACCCATTGGTTAGAAATCTTGGTCAAAATGTTAACATATCAGAATTAAGAAGATTAATTCAATCAGAAAATGGTATTGTAAGTATTACAGATATATTATTCTTTAATCAAGTTGGGGGTCAGTATTCATCTGCACAAACTTCTATGCCATACGCAGATCCATTTACAAGACAAATTCGACCAACAGCAGATACTTTGTTTGCGACACCAACACAAACTTACCAAATTAGGTATCCAAATAAAGATATTAATGTTAGAGTTTTGAACCTGAAATCAGTAAACTTTTCATAGTAATTTATTTTTTTCAACTTATAACTATTTTTATCAAAATAGCAAATAAACTATTTATGAAAAAAACGTTTTTTAATGGGTAAATCGTATAGAATAAGAACCGAAGTCGGTGTTGATAAGTATATAAATGTAAATTTAGAACAAGATTGGGAGTCTTTGGAGGTATTATCTTTAAAGATTTTAGCAAATGATGTATATACTAGATTTTGTGCTGATTATGGTGTTGTAACCGGTAGAGTTTTTGTTAATGGGGGTTTTGGATTACCAAATGCGAAGGTTTCGGTTTTTATTCCATTGGAATCTGCTGATGAATTAGACCCTGTAATTTCAGAATTATATCCATATAAAACCATTACTGAAACTAATGAAGATGGTTATAGGTATAATCTTTTACCGAAGTTACCATCATATAACGGACACGTATCAACAGGATCATTTCCAAATAAAGGGGATATTTTAATGGACGGATCGTATATTGAAGTATACGATAAATATTATAGATTTACTGTTACCACAAATGAAAGTGGTGACTTTATGATTTTTGGGGTTCCAGTTGGAACTCAAACAATTGTGATGGATGTTGATTTATCAGACATAGGATGTTTTTCATTATCACCACAAGATTTAATCCAACAAGGATTGGCGACAGAAACACAAGTTAACGGCGCCAAATTTAAATCATCAACAAACCTTAGAGAACTACCACAAATTAAAAACTTGGTTTTTGATGTTGATGTTAGACCATTTTGGGGAGACGCAGATCTTTGTCAAGTTGGAATTACAAGAGTTGATTTTGATTTAACAAAACAAGCAAATATAAATATACAACCAACGGCAATATTCATGGGGTCAATTATTTCAACAACCGATGACGATGCGTTGAAAGTAAGTTGTAAACCAAAAAATAATACGGGGAATTTATGTGAGTTAGTTGCGGGACCTGGTGAAATTCAAGCTATTAGACAAACCATATTTTCAGATGATAATGGACTTCCAATATTAGAAAGATATGAAATAGAACAAGAAGGTAAGGTAATAGATGCTGACGGGACGTATTTGTTAAATGTTCCAATGAATCTTGATTATGTTTTTACAAATGAATTTGGACAACAAGTAATTTCAAACGACCCAAAAAAAGGAATACCAACAAAAGGAAAATACCGATTTAGATTTAAATGGCAAAACGAACAAGGACTTCAAGGAAGTTTTCAAAGAGCAAATTTTTTAGTTCCAAACATCAAAGAGTATGGTTGGAATAATACATATAATTCATCAAACGACCCATTTACAAATTTATCACCAGGAACATACAATTATTCAATTTCCGCTGGATTAGTTACAGGAACTACCATAATAAATAATCTTGGATATAATTTAGGGTTATCACAACCTGTAACCAACAACGTAAGTTCATATTCAATTTATCTTAATGGCCAATTGTATTTTGGAAGTTTAAATTCAATACCATTTGATTTTGGGGATACTATACAAATTGTGGGAACACCAATTGACTCCTCACAACCTCAATCATTTTCATTCACCTCATACCAAGAAGAATTATTTAATTTATTAAGATCATATGCTTTTAGCACCGATTGGGATGACTATGCAAATGTTCAGGAGGCTTTAAATTGTGAAGATACTTTTTATGAATTTGGTTATAATAAAGTTTATACAACAACTATGTTTTTGGACCGATATAAAAAAGGTATTGGTAGAGCAAAACATTTGGGTATAAAAGAAATTGATAATAGATCTTGTAAGTCAACCGTAAATACATTTCCTGTAAATGATATTATTAGAAATTTTGATGCGATATTTTTTGTTTTTAACATATTAATTAATATTTTAACTTTTCCGATTTTAGTACTTTTATTTGTCGCTCATTTTATTTCATTTTTGTGGCCTATATTAAAATATGTTTTAATTATATTGGGTATTGTATTAACAATACAGGCGATTGATGATGCGCAAGCGGTATTTGAAAACGCTTCCGAAATTATTGAAGCACAACTTAGTGCAATAAACGCTAGTTTGGCGGGTCCTGTTGTTGATACAGGAGCATTAGCTAAGGCTGTTAGATTACTTATAAAACAATTTGTATTAATTGCTAAAGCCGTGTTTTCTGCGGTATTAGCGGCCACTTTTACCGCTTTTGCAATATTTGCGGCGGTAAAAATAAAAGGATTCCCAAGAATTGGATTACCAATGATTTCATATCCTGATTGTACAAGTTGTGACTGCGATTGTAAAAATGCAGACATGAGTGATGATTTTGACTCAAATTCTGTTTACAATGAAATTAATACTGCGGCACAATCATCGGGTGGAGGATCAAATAATACTCAGTTATCAACACCAAAAACATTAATTGCCCCCGTAAATTCTTCAGGTGCATACACTTTAGACCACCCAAATTTAAACAATGACCCAAATGGAAATGACCCTTTCCCCCCATGTAAATCATTTACAACTTTACTTGAAGCCACAAGTCAAGATGAAATAAGTGTTGATGTTGTTGTTAAGGCTTCTTTAGATTATATAAGAATTGCTTCTGGATCTGACGTTATTAGTTCAACAGACCCAAATAGGTATTTACCAAATGAGGCCTATTTATTAAAAGCACCACAACCATTTTTATTCTCGGCAGAAAAAAATGCGGGGGCGGACGATAGATTTTTTGCATATCCTACTTCTGTAACGTTTTCACAAAAATTAAATGAATTTAACACTAGAGATAAATACTTTAAAAGTAGTACGATAAGTGCGTTCGGAACTGGTGTTAATAGAATAAAAACAACCGTGAATCCAACATCGGGATCAACACCATATGAGGATCAGGTAATTGTTGTTTTAATGACCGCAGGATCTACCGAATCTTTAGGTGTTGGAAATATTATTACTTTCCAAGACCCAAATTATATGGACTCAGGATCTACTCTTAGGATGGTTAATTTGACGGGAGCAACAATCAACCAATTCCAAAATAATTCAATAACAGGAACAACTTTTACAGGACAAACATCATTACCTTTAACTTATGCCGACCCATCAAATCCGTCAAATGGATTAACGGCAAATATTGTTATTAATTCACCACAAGTGAGTCAACTTCCTGTTGTAGGAAATCCTAATGTTGAGCAGTCATACCTTCAATATCCCACAGATCTTGAGTATTTTCAATTAATTACAGGAATAACATATACCGATTTTATAAACCAATTATACATCAGCGTCAGGATTTTATCCTCAAACTTATTTATTACACGACATAAGTTATATTGCACCATGTGGGGGTAGTAATACCCTTTCAAATATAATTGGTGTGATGGAAAATTATCAAACTTATGAAATTTGTATTTTTGTAAGAGGTGTAGATCCGTTTACTACAAAACAAACTATATCTTATGACTTATCTAAAATATTTGGTAAATCTTATGGGAATATTACAATACAAGGAGATTATTATTTAAATGTTCCAATACAACCATTAAACACATTATTAAAACCTACAACACATAATACCACAAATAATAATAATCAAACATTATATTTCCCTTCATTTACTTTCACTCCAGACCCAATACAATATACCGCTTTTACATCTAATTTACCATATTATTATTTAAGTACCGATGATATTTTATCAACAACCTATTCACCATATCCAGGTCAATGGCAAACAAATAACTTAAGTACGACATCATTACAACAAACAATTGCGAATGGTTATGGATTACCAATACCATCAACATCTTACTATACTGTCGGAGGAACTTATTTAAGGTGGGTAAATGATTTTCAGTTTACAAATTTAAACATGCAAACAGGAAACAATAATAGTAACCCACCTTGTAATCAAGATTGTCAAAAGGGTGAATATTTTAATACTGGCTCAACATTCTACACGGGAGTGAATAGTATGGGTAATTTATCGGCACTTTATTCTCCCGCCTATTATAGATATGGACTAAATCCAATATCTTTCCCAACGACATATAGTAATCGTATAGTGATGAGATCAGATAGATTACCAACATCTACAAACGTTCAAAACGGACCATCAGGAACTCAAACAGGATATGGTCTTCACCAAAATGATAACTTTTCATTTTATGGTCAAAATGGTAATGAAACTCAACCAACGATAGGTGTAGGTGGAGACTTAATATCTGGTGAATCACAAGATGATGATCCGATCACAACAGGATTAACAGAAACATTAACTTGTGAAGGAATGGTTCCTTTAGAGTGTTATAGTGGTTCAGGAAACAATGTTGGTGTTTTACCAGCAGGACAATGCGCAATACCGTCAAATAGAATGGTAAATGGATGTTATTGTTTACTAAACTACATAGAAACAGGTATTCCAGTGTTTAAAAAATTATATCTAATTCCGGAGTACTTTAGAGATGCTAAATTGTTTTTAGAATGGAAAACAAGATTTACTATGAACTTCGCGGCTTGTAGAGGGGTGTTTGGACAAGTATTTCAGAATAATTGGATCAACGGGGTTTTATATATGTTTAATTTCAATAAAAGAACAACATTTGGGGTTAACGCGACTAATCCAAATTATAATTATTGTGAAAATGTTATTGTATTTAACGAATTAAGTAATAATTTTTATTATAGATCATCACCTTGGAATAATACAATACAAGAGTTTATTGGAAAAGACTCACCAAACTATAATTCACAAAGTTCGTTTAGTAATTTTCCTGGATTTGGATATAATGTAAAACAAATACAATTCCCAACGACCGTTGTTGACTTAGGGCCTAGAGATTATTTTATAAACGAAGTTTGTTGTTCTGGAGGTATTGATGGTTTTGGGTCTTATTATGGAAATCAATTAAAAGCCACATCATATCAAGACAATTCTGACATTATACAACTTGGGTTTCTTTCAAGAATACTTAATGATGGAGTTAGACAAAGAATGATTCCGATATCTAGTGGGGACAATTCAACTGAAGGGCAAGGAATTATTCAATTCTTTAATAGTACAAGAGGTGGTTATAGAATTGACGGAGATTGGGCTCAAATGTTATCCATTAATTCAGAGTGGAAAGTTTTACCATTTATAAGTGAAAATGTGCCAAGTAATCAATATATCTTTTTTGGAGATAATGGGGCACCAACTCCTGATCAAATTAAACCTGTTATGGGATTATTTTTTCAGACACCACAAGAAAATTTAAAATATAGAAAAATTGAATCACCTGGAATTGAAACATATAATTTCACTCCGTTAATTGAAGAAAAGTTTGGGTATTCTAAATCACAAGTGGTACCACATTATAAATGGTCTTTGAAAACGAGCTCCCCAAGCCAAAATATTTTTGGAACAGAAGATAATAATTGGTATACAAATGTTATTGGACAAGGGTTCTTTAAGAAAAAATATCAAGATTTAGATTTCACAACTTTAGGTGAAAAATATATAACATCAACAACTAAATTGGGGTATATAACAAATTATACTTTAGCTGGTGTACCAGAACCACTCATACCCCCTTCAATAGTTAATCAGGGTATACCTAGTGGTAATGCTAATCAGTCGGTGGTTGTTGGAGCACCTTATCATTTTTACTTTGGTTTAAATAACGGAAAGACCGCCGTAGATAGATTCTATAAACTTTATGTAGCAACAGCAGAAGAGTAAAATGCAGATAGATCCAACAACAAGAATAATAGAGTCGACACAACGATATAAGGGAGCCCCAAAAACGGATCAGTTTATCAATATACCATTAAATCAGTCTAGTAAAGATTTAACAGAATTTGATAGAAGTGTTGATTTAAATCTTGCAAATGTGTTTGATGAAGAAAGACAATTATCCACAATATTTAGACCTGTAACAAAATATTCAGTTTTGTTTGAAAACGCTTTAACGGGCACAACATTATACCCCCCGTTTAGAGACAATCTTTATTATACAAATGCGTTATCAAACGCAATATCATATTATCCTTCAGGTAATTCACCATCAGTTCCACCACAACCAATGAACCAAAATGTTCCTTGGGATGGATTTCCCCAATATCCCGAGTTTGATTTTATACGAACCGATAATGATGTTTTGGGGTATACGATTGGAAACGGAAGACATTTAGATTTTAAATCAATTAGTGCGACCACATATAATTGGTCACACTATTTAAGTTACGCATATCAAAATGATTACACTAAAAATCTTTATGCCATTGAGCCAAATACAAATATTTCTTGGAATTGGGTGGCACAAGATGGGTTACCATATTATGTAACTCTTGGTAGTGATCAAACAACAAGGGTTATTAGTTTTAAATGTCCTGTTATGCATGGATTATCGGTTGGAGAATTTGTTCAACTATCAACAAACTATAATGGGAATGATTTTTTTCAAGTAACTAGTTTGGGAGATACGGCTTCAGGATCCGATGAATATATTTTTAACATATTAAATGTTGGATATACAGGAACTACGTTTCAAACCTTCACACAAGGAACATTCAAAAGGGTTATAAATGCGTCTAATTCTGCTGATACAATCAGTAAATATTATGTTAGAAAACATAAAATATTAACAAATCCTGAATGTGCGGTATTGGTAAACGCAGGATACGAACAAAATGTTTATAACAATAAAACCAAATGTGAAATAAAATCATTAACACCAAACCAAAGAAAACGAACATCAGTTAAAGAAGGATCAAGAGCATATACTTTATCATTTAATTGTGATGTGGATATTCTTGATTTATTGGATAATGAAAACAGACCCGTTAGTGAATTATTTTTTACCACAATTTGGAGAGGTTATTTTGGGTGGACACAAAAATTAAAACAAGGTTGGTATTTTAATACTTTTTTAGATCAAAAACAACCACAAATATGGTGGGATCAAAATAATGCAAATTCAAATACGACTATACTCCAAAATCAATATTTTTCATTATTAAATAAAGGACCATTTTATTATAATGAATTATTAACAACAGGAGACACAATAGACGGAGATTTTTGTGAATGGAATAATTTTGAACAACTTGAAAGAGTAATTTCAATATATCAACATAAGATAACATATGACCAAAATTGGTTTAGTTTATCGGCAACCACACTAAACTCAAATAATTCTTTTGGGTATTTTTATCAACCACATAGTCCAATTCAAATTAGGGCTTTTTCTGATTATATTGAAGAAGGAAGTTCTTTAAATGTTGTTGGTATTCCTGATTATGCATATT